GCATTGAAAACGAACACAAAAACAGTGCGTCCGCGTTCAATTGGCAAGTGTACGGATTAGGAACCAAGGCCGAACGACCAAACCGAATTTTTAGATTCGAGGAGATACCAGACAACCAATATTTCAATTTGGATTCGGAGGAGTACACTATAACGGATTGGGGAGCCGTGGACCCGTGGGCGATACTCAACGCGAAATATTACGACGGGGCGTTGTACCTTCACGAAATCAACTACCAATCGGAAAACGAAATCCGCGAACGAATGAGTTCGACCGAATTAGCACAAATTAGAGGTGAAGAGGAGGGAATCGTCTCATATATGTTCAGCAAATTAGGAATCGACAAAAAGCGCGAAATAATATGCGACAACAACAGACCGTTGAAAATTGCTATTTTAAGGCGGTCTGGTTGGCACGCACTCCCGGCGGTCAAGGTCAAAGGGTCTATTTTGGACGGAATAGACGGCGTTAACTCAATGCGGGTGTATTACACCAAATCAAGTGTAAACCTTGCATACGAACAGGAAAATTATTCGCGCAAGGTCGATTCGCATGGTAAAGTTTTAGACGACCCCGAGGACGTGGATAATCACTTAATGGATTGCGTCCGATACTTTTATTTTCGCCTGGTTCAAAAGGGAATTATAAAAAAAGCTTAAAAAAGTTTGAAATAATTTGGTTAGTTTATAAAGTTGTTATATATTTGTTCTAACAAAACAAAACAATTATGACAGCAAATAAAATTATCGAGAACTTAAAAGGAATCCAAAACCATTTCCATTTAGCGGACAGATACAGAGAGCAAGGCGAAATTCATTTGGATTATACAACAACAGTTGAACCAATGAAATTAGCATTAGCAAAACAGCACGAAGATAAAGCGGAGTTTTCAATGAATGTTTTGTCTGAAATATTAGGACAGCCGAGAGAAACAATTTTGGACATGGTGTTTGACATTGATTGGGCTAAAAATATTTTAAAAGAAATCTTAAAATAATTTGGTCAGCTTATAAATAAGCAATATATTTGACAAAACAAAACGCGACAATTATGATACTAAAAGAAATTATCGAATCAGTAACAAAAGAAAACTATTTCCAACGTGACGACTTCGAGGACGGAACTTATGTTTGGTTCAATTTACCTGCTAAAGATTACGAATTGGTTTTGATTGGTTGGACAGAGACAGAAGAATCAAAACACGCATACTGGGACGTTTGCGGAGAGGGCGAAAGAGTTTGTTATGACGAATCGGATTTATCAATCGAACGTGCTCAAATTTGGCATGATGGGGGCGAAATAACAGATTTAAACCTATCAGACCAAGACAAAAAACAATTAGAAAAACAATTAAACATTATACAAGAATGGAGAAACGAGATAGACTAAACGAAACCGCTAACTTTTTAGACGGTAAAATCGAGCAACTTAAAAAGATGCTAATTAAAAACCCGGTTGTTTCGGAAATAGAACGCGAAATCGAGGACTATTTTAAAGACAAAAACCACACGACGGAACAACGCGACAAACTCACCATTGCACTAATGGCAGAGAAAATAACCGAGTTGGACGAATCGTTGAAAAGACAGGTTAGAAAATAACAAAACCTTTTAACAAATTAAGGGCGCGGAATCCCTAAGTCGGGCCGAGGTATAGACGCCGCGAACGAATCCAACATTGTGAACCCTTAACGAGTTACCCACTATTGATTATACCAAGGGATAGGTGGTGCGAGTTGGCAACGCACAGGTTTTAATTTACCGGACCGCTGATTTATTCAAGTCCGGTATTGTTTTAAAAAAAATGAATCATGGAAATAAACAAAATATACAATGAGAATTGTCTTGATACAATGGCTAGAATGGATGACAACTTTATTGATTTAACGGTTACCTCCCCGCCTTATGACGATTTAAGAACTTATAACGGTTATAGTTTTGACTTTGAAAGTATAGCAAAAGAACTTTATAGGGTGACGAAAAATGGTGGCGTTGTTGTTTGGGTTGTTGGAGACGCAACCAAAAAAGGTAGTGAAACCGGAACATCATTTAAACAAGCCTTATATTTTAAAGAATTGGGATTTTCATTGGAAACAATGATTTATGAAAAGGCGCAAAGTTGTTTTGGTTCGAATACGTATTATTTGCAATCTTTTGAATATATGTTTGTTTTAACAAAAGGAACGAAACCAAAAACAATAAACCACATAAGAGACAGAGAAAACAAAAGGAGCGGAATAGAAAGCATGGGAAAAAGCGGATTAAAAAAAGACGGGACAAAACCAGATAGACACAAAAAAGAAATTAAAAAATTTGGAAAAAGAAAAAATATATGGAGGTACGGAGTAGGCGGAGGAAAAACCGGGCACCCGGCCGTTTTTCCGGATAAATTAGCAAACGACCATATAATTAGTTGGAGTAATAGAAATGATTTAGTTTACGACCCTTTTACGGGTAGTGGGACAACCGCAAAAATGGCTAAAATAAACCAAAGAAACTTTATAGGGTCAGAAATCAGTAAAGAATATATAAAAATTTGTGAAAAACGTCTATCTTAAACCGTTGGACCCGTACCCCCGTTTAACTCCCATTCCATCAATTCATTGACTTGCTCCGAGCTGTAACCATTCGATAAAAGAATTTGAGCGGCTCGGGCTTTCTTTTCGATTACCTCGGATTTTTCCTTTTCATCTTCTTGCATAATTGGAAGGTGCGAGAAATCCAATTCGAGCGTTTCGCCTTTTTCAAGCAATCCAAAACGTTTTGCGAGTCCGTTCGACAAATCGTCCGCGATTGGTTTGATTGTGTTTTGGTAGCATTGTTTTTCGCCCGAATTAACATTGTCAAATGTTGAACCTTTTCCGTCTGATGAACGCGAAAACATATTTTCGTTCGCTCCGTAAAAATCAATTATCGCCTTGACATCTTCGTCAACTTCTTTGAATAATTCGAGGTCTTTAGTAGGGTAAACCGCCGGCGTCCATTTTAGCGGCTTACTTGATACCATAACCGAAGCTTGATTGTCTCCGATTCCATACGTTTGCGTTAATTGTGCACTCATTTCCTTTTGTTCCGTTTCGGATAAATTAACCGTTCCGGCCACGTCTTTTGCGTCTGAACTCCAAACACCGATTGCACCTTTTTTGGTTAGAATGACGTTTCTATAACCTTTGGCCGCACGTAAATTAGACAACTCCATTTTAATCGCAGCGAGTGGAGACGGAGCCAAAACCGGGTCGTCTGGATTCGGCATTGAAAATTGAATAATTTGATTCGGTGTGAAAATTTCGTCCTGGTTGTTACCCATATCGAATCGGTACTCCGAAATAATACCGTCAATTGTTGATTGTTGCCAAATCTTACCGGTTCGCTCGACTTTCATTCGAGACGGTGACAAATGCCACAAGGCGTCCGGAATATCGAACCCCTCGAAACCTTTCAATTGATAAATAAAATCGTTTCCATACAAACAGCGGTGAACCATGAATTGAAAAAGAAACTCATTCCGAGACTGTAAAACGTTTGGATTATCTAATAAATCGACAACCTCCGAATCTTCGATTAATTCACCGTTTGCGTTGTAGTGTTTCCAATGACCGTTTGAAAGCATCAAAGCGAGGCGGTCGATAACGATTCGCAATTGTGCGGTTGTTAGGTAAATTTCGCGCTCCCTATTCTCCAAAGAAATCCATTGTTCCGAGCGGTCAAAACTTAGTGGATAGTATTTAAAATCTGGTTGGGAAATATATTTATTATTATTGGAACCAAAACCAAACGCACGTCTAAAAATTTGTGGCACGTCAAAAAGTCGGAAATTCTCGCTCATATCAAAATTTTTTAACAAATGTATGAAAATATAAAACTTTTTGTATAGATTTGTTGAAATTATGAACGCGAAATATAAAAAAAAGGCAATCGAGAAGGAAAAAAAGGCGCGTGAAAAAGCCTTGAAGTCTGGGAAACTCATAAAAAAAGGGCATGGAGATACCAAATTTTGAAACAAAAAAAGAATTATTCGACTATCTTAAAACGAATAAGGCTTTACTAATCAAGTCGAAAAAGGCGGCCGGACTGAAAAAAGCCGACCCTATTTTGGTTTCATACACCCCAGAGCAAACCGACAAAGCCGCGAACATAAACCCGAACGAAACGGATAAACTGCACGTTGTCGCGGTTATCAATACGACCGGGATAATGGACTCACACAAAGACGTTCATATCCCAGGACTTTGGACCAAATCGCTAAAGGAAAATAAAAATATAATTTTGTTGCAAGAGCATAAAATGGACTTTGACCATATGATTTCGGACCAAGTGAAAGCAACAGCGGAGGACGTACAATGGAAAGATTTGGGATTCAATTTTACGGGTAAAACTCAAGCGTTGACGTTTAGAGCAGACATTGAAAAAACCGACAACGAGGCCATGTTCAAAAGATATGCGCGCGGAATCGTTAAGGAACATTCGGTAGGGATGCAGTACGTTAAAATTGATTTAGCGATTAATTCCGAAGATGAAGAATACAAAGACGAGAACGCGACTTGGAACAAATACATTGATTCGGTAGTGAATCGCAAAGACGCGGAGGAAAACGGATATTTTTGGGCCGTTACAGAAGCGAAAGTTATCGAGGGGTCCGCAGTATTAAAAGGGAGTAACTCGCTCACACCGACACGTTCGGTTGAAGCGAAACAAAATATTGAAGCCGGGGGAACCACTTCAAACAATGAGCCGTCAAACGACACTCAAGGAAAGCAAATTAACATTTATTCATTTAACTAAAAACAAAAAAAGATGAAAAAATCATTTTTAGAGTTTTTGCAGTCAAAGGAGATTTCCCAAGAGAAGTTCGACGGAATGACGGCAGAACAAAAAGCGGAATTGTACAACGAGTACAACGCGGAATTAAAAGCGTATATCGAAACACTTGAAAAAGACGTGAACGACAAAGCGTCAAAAGAGGAAATCGAAGCGTTAAAAGACGAATTGAGAGAAGAAAGAGCAAAGCAAATGGAAACATTAAACGCAGCACTTTCTGAAATGGGATTGGCTATTAAAGCGAGCAACGAAAAATCGTCAAAAAGCGCAGAATCGCAAAAAACAATCAGAGAAAGATTGAGCGATTTTGGAGACAAATTAAAAGCGTTGGTTAATGGTAACAAATCAGAGGCACAAAACGGACAATTTGCGTTTAAAGTTGCGGCGGATATGTTGATTTCGACAAACGTTTCTGGTGGAAATATCCCAGTTGAGGATAGATTACCAGGCGTTAATATGTTACCTTCAAGACGTGTGAGATTGATTGATTTGATTTCAAGAGGTCGAACCTCTTCGAACGTTGTTTCATGGGTTTATCAAGCAAACCAAGACGGTTCGGTTGATTACACCGCGGAAGGTGCGACAAAAAATCAAATTGACTTTGACTTAGTAGTTGCGAACGAATCGGTTCAAAAAATCACGGCTTACATTAAGGTTTCAACCGAAATGTTGAACGATATTGATTTCATTGAGTCAATGATTAGAGCGGAACTATTAAAAGAGTTATTGAAAAAAGTTGAAGAAGAAGTTTATAGCGGTGCCGGTGGTGGTTCTGCATTAAACGGAATCGTTACACAAGCAACACCATTTGCGGCGGGTACATTTGCAAACACGATTGACAATGCAAACTTGGTTGACGTATTGACGGTAGCATCAAACCAAATCACTTTAGCAGAACATGACGGACCAACAGCGGTTTTATTACACCCGTCAGACGTTGCAACGCTTAAAATGACTAAGGTATCATCAACAGACAAAAGATATGTTGAAAGATTGGCAATGGTTGCCGGACAACTTTCGTTTGATGGTATTCCGATTATTCCAACAACATTAGTAACACAAGACACGTACTTAATTGGTGATTTCTCTAAAAACTTGTTATTAGACCGTGAGGACGTTACAATCGAAATCGGAATTGACGGAAACGATTGGACTAAGAACATGAGAACAATTTTGGCAGAGTGGAGAGGTGTAAACGTACTTAAAAACAACGACGCAACGGCGTTTGTTACGGGTACAATCTCAACAGATGCAGCAGCATTAGAGACACCATAAGAGTGAAAATTTTAGGGGTACGGTGATTTGCCGTACCTTTTTTACAAACCTTTAAAACAGAACAAAATGTCTGATAATAAGAAAAAGAAAGACGACGGGAAAGTCGAAATCGTAGGCGTTAAGCACGCTAAAAAAAAGTTAGTTGAGGGTAAAACTTACAGAGTGACTCCCGAAATTGCAGAAAATTTAATCGAGAAGAAATTCGCGAAAAAAGCTTAATTTCTGATTCAATTTCCAAACGGCTCGCACTTAATCGGTGCGGGCTTTTGGTGGTAAATGGCGGAACTTGTAACAATATCAGATTTTACCGGGGACGAGTTTTTACAACAAGACTTGAACACCTCGGATTGGTTAGACGACATTCGGACCGAGTACGCACGACCTTTTGTTCGTCAATTACTTGGGGCTGAATTAGGCAACTTATTTTTAACGAATTGGGACGCAGTTAACGGTGATTCCGCATTATTGGACGCTCGATTCAAAGCGATTTGGGACGCATTCCAAGAGGACCACGGGTGCGACTTAGTAGAATCTAAAGGAATGAAATTTGCGATTAAATCCGTTTTGTGGTTTTATTACGCACGCCAAAACAATTCGATTGTAACAACGGGCGGGAATCGTTCGCAATTATCCGAGAATAGCACACCGACAAACGACGGTATTTGGATGGCTAAAAATTACAACGCCGGTATTCGTACCGCTCGCGCGATTCAATGGTATATTTGCGAAAACTCAACAGATTATCCAGAGTTCAACGGGCAAAGATTAGATTTTTATAACGGAATTGGTTAATGAATTACGCGGCTAATATAGTATCAATTATCGAATCGGTTGTCAATCAAATGACGCCGATTTTGACAATTACAGCGGTCACAACCAACAGCGCGACGAGTTTCACGATTGACGTATGCAAAACGTATTGGGTCCACTTAGGCCAAACGCTAACAATCGACGGGAATACCTACACGGTGACAGAATTTGAATCAGACACAAATATAACATTAAAAGGAACCGTTGCCCCTGGTTTGGTTACGTTCCAATTGGACGCGCCGGATTTTTGGCACGGTTCACACCGAAAGGTTGAAAGCGAGCGAGCAAAGAAAAAAGATGTTCGGCGACCGGTCGTATATTTACCGAATGCAAGAACAACGCAGCCGGGCGAATATGATAGCGATATAGCGTACACCGCAAGCGTTCGACCTATCTTTTTATTGAACTATCTAAAAAAGTTCGACACGACCGAATTGCAACAATCTAAAGTTGTAGACCCGGCCCACCAAATGGCGGATTTATTTTACCGAATCATTGAGGACGACGACCGATTCAACGACCCTGAAAATTTACGTCGTATCGAGTGGATGAATTTTGGCGACTCGACAACATGGGGAAATGACGAATTGATATTCGACCAACCTTTGTCCGGTGTTGAACTTCAATTGGATTTGGACGTTTTAATCTATTCGTTTTGCGAATGCCCGGACCAACAACAACCGTATATTTGCCCAGACGTCACGACAACATTTAACGGGACCGCAACGGGAGTAGATACCGCCGCAGGTCAAAATATCGCAATTGAGGTTGTAGACGATACCGACACACCAACGGGAACACTAACAACAAACACGGCAAACACAAAAAAAATTGTTGTTTCTGGTGGAGGTCCGGCCGACCCGGTAGGGATTCAATTAAACGGCGTAACGGATTTAACAGATGCAGCGAGCGGTACAACACGAAATTTCGATTTATTAGACGAGGAGGACAACGTAATAACGCCAATTGTCGACAGTGACACGGCGACCAATACGGTTTTATACTTTTCAGATGTTCCAATGACTTTTAACGGAGCATCAACCGCGGGCGCATTAGTTGGTTCGTCTAAATCCATAATTGTTCAAGATACGGACGGAACACAAGTTGGAACAGTTTTAAACGACCAACAAGCGAATTTGACGGTTGAAGTTGATAAGGCGGTTTCAGATATTATACACGTTAGAGATTTATTTCAAGCGGGGGACCAAGAGACAGCGACAAACGGTTCGCAGGGATGGTATAAGGCCAACACAACTTTTTTTGACGACAACCAACCCGCGGCGGGCCTTGCTGTAAAATTAGACCCAGACAACCCGGCGTTATTATTGACTGAAAACGAATGGGGAAATTTCAACCGAGTAACAAACGACCGAGGTGGCTCGAATTACGCGGACGTAGGAGGCGGTTTGACCTCGGACGGGGCAACGGCTAATGTTGCACTTGACAACTATACCGGAATGCTTTTTTATTTAGAATCATTGCACGCGGGGACGCAAAATTGGAACGATTCAGTTGTAACGGCTCAAGCGCACACGGTTACACGATATGACGGTTCGACCTATAATCAATGGGCAATGTTACCGCCAAAATTGATTCAACACATTTTAACCGGAGACGGTGAGGATTCTCACATTTTAATAGGGATTGAAAATTGGGCCGATACTTTTCATTGGATGATGGGACTAACAGTTGGCTCAACAGCGGCCTATTTTTGGCGTGAAAACCAACCTTGGAACGCAACAAACTTGTTTAATTCATTCAGCCGAACGTCAGTTAATGCCGGAATTGATTTAATAGTTTGTGCGAGAAAAGAGGATTTTGTTTAAATTTGAAACTATGAAAAGATTTTTAATAATATTTGTTTGTTTATTTTCATTCATTGGAAACGCACAAACAGTTGTTAATTTAGTACGTCAATCGGACGGGGTAATCATTGGAACCGCAACACTCGACGACAACTTTTGCGTTCAAACAGACACGGCAACAACAGACACGACGACAACCGGAACAGACACGACCGGAACCGCGATTCCGCCAATTAGCAACGATTTAGCCTTATATTTCGACGGCGTACCAAATCAATGTATTTCAGTCGATTATTCATGGGCGGGACCTTTTGATTTTTCGGTAAAGACTCAAGGCGTTTCAGACGTTGCCGGATGGATTGGATTAGCCGGTATAAATTCCGCGAATCGTTGGTTATTGTCAAATTCAAACCAAAGATTTTGGGCTAATATTGGGTCCGGTACATTATCCAAGCGAAATTCGTTGTCGTTTGATTCGGGGTTAATTCTTGAAACTCGAATTTATAGAGACAGCGCAAACGATATTTTTATTCAGTTTAACGGCGAAACTCCGATTTTCTGTTTTAGCAGCCCGAACACATTTACCGCCTCGACTATTTTTAGGGCGTACGACAAGTATTTCAAAGGTTATGTGATGGAATATACCATTGACGGCGAGTTATTCGATTTAAGCGAGCAAGGCGGCGACAGCTTAACCGGCTCGAATGGAACAGTTCACCATATA